GAAGAACTAAATTCTTACGACGAGAAGGTTCAGAGCCGGATCAAGAAGTTCACCCGGGGCTACCACGACGAGCGCCGCGCTAAAGAGCAGGCCATGCGTGAGAAAGAGGCCGCTGAGGACTTCGCCCGCAAGGTGTTTGAGGAGAACAAGCGCCTGCAGGAGCAGTTGTCCTCTGGCAGCAAGCAGTTCATTGAGACCTCCAAGACGGCGGCTCAGACTGAGTTGGAGTCCGCTAAGGACAAATACCGCAAGGCGTATGAGGCGGGGGATGCGGATGCAATTGTTGCAGCGCAAGAATCCATCGCCAAGGCCACCGTCAAGCTGGACAAGGCCGAGGGGATGAAGCCCATTGAGGTCGCTGATAAGGACGACTTTGTCCCTGCCAAATCCGCTGCGGAACCCGCCGCCCCCAAAGTCAGCCCCCGTACCAAGCGTTGGTTGGATACCAATAACGACTGGTTTGGCGTTGATGACGAAATGACAATGGCTGCGATGGGTATTGACAAGAAATTACAGCGCGAGTATGGTGCCGACTATGTTGGTACGGAAGAGTACTTTAAGACTGTTGACCGCACCATGAGAAAACGATTCCCTGAGTTTTTCGAAGCTCAGAGCCAAGAGGATGATGACCCGCCTCCCCAAAAGAGGTCAGCCCCGGTAGAAGAGGATGACGAACCTCCGCGCCGTGCATCAAAACCCGCTGCAGTGGTGGCCCCGGCTTCCCGCAGTTCGTCGCCTAGTCGCGTGAAGTTGAAGCAGTCCCAAGTCGCCCTTGCGCGCAAACTCGGGATCACGCCGGAACAGTACGCTAAACAGGTTGCTTTGCTTAATAGAGGTGAATGATGGAACAGCAGAACCAAACGGCCACCGCGCCGCGTCAAAACCGTATGGCCCGTGAGATGGAATCTCGTGCAGCCACCATGCGTCCACAAGCATGGCGTGCTCCGGAGACCCTGCCTTCTCCCGATGAGCGTCCGGGATGGAAACACCGTTGGGTGCGTCTATCGACGTTGGGTCAGGCTGACCCCAGCAATATCTCTTCTAAGCTGCGCGAAGGATATGAACCCTGCAAAGCAGAGGAATATCCTGAGCTAATGATGTATGCGTCTACCGATGGCCGCTTCAAAGGTGGTATCGAGATGGGCGGACTGTTGCTTTGCCGTATCCCCGTCGAGTTCTTGGACCAGCGTATGAAACACTACGAAGGTCAAAACAAGGCTCAAGTGGAGTCGGTGGACAACAACTTCCTTCGTGAAAATGACCCCCGGATGCCCCTTTTCTCTGAGAAGAAATCCAAGGTCACTTTTGGTTCAGGTTCTTAAATTTAGGAGTCTTAAATGGCTTACCCCACCATCGACAAGCCGTATGGCTTGAAGCCGATCAATTTGATCGGTGGTCAGGTGTTCGCCGGTCAAACTCGCCAGTATCAGATTAACCCTGCCGGGTTCGCTGGTAACATCTTTTATGGAGATGTGGTGAAGCTTGTATCGACGGGCTACGTTGAAAAAGATACCGGCGAGGCAACTGCCACGCCGGTTGGTATCTTCCAAGGCTGCTCTTACGTTAACGCGCAAGGTCAGACCATCTTCGCGCAGTACTACCCCACCGGGTACGCTGCCCCCACCGGTACGACCATCGTCGCTTACGTGTCTGATGACCCGGACCAACTGTTCAAGGCGGTTCTGGTTGCTGGTCAAACTGAAGGCGGCAACGGCCTGACCCCGACTTATCTGGGCATTAGCGTGATCGGTACCAATGCTGAGTTGGTGCAGAACGCTGGCGTGGTTGCTACTGGTGACAGCCGTATTGGTGTTTACACCACTGGCAACACCGGCACCGCTTCGTTGCCCATCCGCATCATTGATGTTGTTCCCGACACTGCAAACGCGTCTGGCAACTTCGTCGAGGTGATCTGCAAGTTCAATGCCCCGTACGTTGTGTCCACCTCCACCTCCAGTGGCGGCATCACCACGACCACGACCAGCGTTGTGACCGGCGGCCATCAGTACCTCAACCCCGTTGGCGTCTAATCGAAGGAGTAATTAACCATGGCTATTTCACGCGCACAACTGCTGAAAGAGCTGCTCCCCGGTCTGAACGCCTTGTTCGGTATGGAGTACGCTCGCTACGGCGAAGAGCACAAAGAGATCTACGAAACCGAGACCTCTGAGCGCTCGTTTGAAGAAGAAACCAAGCTGTCTGGCTTCTCCGCCGCTCCGGTGAAGAACGAAGGCGCTGCGATTGCTTATGACAACGCGCAGGAAGCTTGGTCCACCCGCTATACGCACGAAACCATCGCTCTGGGTTTCTCGATCACCGAAGAGGCGATTGAAGACAACCTGTACGACAGCTTGTCTGCTCGTTACACCAAAGCGCTGGCCCGTGCCATGGCCTACACCAAGCAGGTTAAGGCTGCTGCGGTTCTGAACAACGGCTTCTCCAACACCTACCCCGGTGGTGATGGCGTGTCCCTGTTCAACGCAGACCACCCTCTGGTGTCCGGTGGCGTCAACAGCAACACCCCCTCCACCCAAGTGGACCTGAACGAGACTTCTCTGGAAGCCGCCGTTATTCAGATCGCCGCTTGGACGGATGAACGTGGTCTGCTGATCGCCGCTAAGCCCAAGAAGATGGTTGTTCCCCCGGCCCTGATGTTCGTTGCCAAGCGTCTGCTGGACACCGAACTGCGTGTGGCTACTGCTGATAACGACATCAACGCTATCAAGCAGATGGGCGCTATCCCCGAGGGTTACACCGTTAACCACTTCTTGACCGACCCGAACGCATGGTTCCTGACCACTGACGTTCCGAACGGCATGAAGCATTTCGTTCGCACCCCGCTGCAAAACAGCATGGACGGTGACTTTGACACGGGCAACGTCCGTTACAAGGCCCGCGAGCGTTACAGCTTCGGCTGGTCTGATCCCCTCGGCATGTGGGGTTCGTCCGGTTCGACCTGATCTTCAGGAAGACCATGAAAAAGGGGCCTTGTGCCCCTTTTTCTTTTGCTGTATATTGCTCGCAATCCGGGGTCCCCGGCGCTTCTGACAGTCCCGGCTGACGACAAGCAGACAGAGCGCCCAAACAGATACTCGCTTGTGAGGTTTAAATGGCTAACACCACTTTTAACGGCCCAGTTCGGTCGCAGAACGGTTTCCAAACCATCTCCATCAACGCAACCACTGGCGTTGTCACTACCGCTCCTGTTTCTATGGGCGTTTCTGGCATTGTTGCCACCCCGGTTGCTCTGGCTGACGCCAACGCCACTTTGACCGCCGCAGCCAACGCTGGTGGCATGGTCAACATCGTCCCTAACGGTACGCAGGACAACACCTACACGCTGCCTGCGCCCGTTGCTGGCACTTCGTTTGTGTTCGTGTATGGCGGCGGCGCAGCAGATGCCACCGACTTCATCATCAATACTGGTTCAAACACCAACTATTTCATTGGTGGTGTAGCGTTCCATGACACCGATGATGGCGCAGCCTCTGTCGTGTTCTCTGACGGCAACTCCAATTCCAAGCTGCAAGTGAATGTACCTGCTGCTGCCCAAATCACCGTGATTGCCAAAGACGCCACGAACTGGCAAGTGTTTGGCACGGTGGTTGGCGCAACCGCTCCTACGTTCGCTGACCAGTAATAGGAGGCCGACATGGCCATGCAATATGACGTAAAAGCCGCGTACACCGAGGCTGACGCAGCGATGGTTACGTACCCGGTGAGGATCAAGGGTGCGTACGTCTCGGTCACGACGGCTGGTGCTAACCCCATCATCTTTTATGACAACGCGTCCGCAGCTTCGGGCAATGTTTTGCTCAAGCTGGGTGTGACTGCGGCTGGGTGCCACACGGTGGTGATTCCCGGCGAAGGTATTCGCGCTCTTAACGGCGTGTTCTGCGACACCGGCAGCGCTGCTGCAGTCACGATCTTTTATGGCTAAGACCGCAGCGTGGACCCGCAAAGAAGGCAAGAACCCCAAAGGTGGCTTGAACGCCAAGGGTCGCGCCTCTGCGAAGGCCCAAGGGATGAACCTAAAACCGCCGCAACCAGAGGGCGGGTCAAGGCGCGACTCCTTTTGTGCAAGGATGAGTGGTATGAAGAAGAAGCTCACCTCGGCGAAGACCGCGAAAGACCCAAACAGCCGGATTAACAAATCGCTACGCGCTTGGAATTGCTGATATGGCTGAGCACACAGACAACGTTAAGAACGTGCTGGACTTTGTAGCTGTGTTTACGGCGGTCGGCGCGTTTTTGGAATTGTTGACCCCGGTGTTCGGTCTGATCGGTGCGGTCGTGGGTGTCATGCGCATTTACGAGATGGCTACCGGCAAAGAGTTCTACACGCTTTGGCGCAAGAAGAAAGACGACGATG